GGCAGGTGTTCTGCTGCTGGCCGGCGGCACAAAGGGCAAGCGCCGTATAGCAAAGAACTGCCGCGTCATGATACATTCAGTGGCCGCTGGTAACGCTGGTGCGCTCCACGATCTAACAAACGAGCTTGAGGCCATCCAAGATCTTCAAGACATGTATACATGCTGCTTGGCCGCAGAAACTAACATGACTGAGGGTGATATAAAAGAAATGTTAAATCGCAATGTTAATGTTTATTTATCTGCGACAGAGGCAGTTCAGCTTGGAATTGCAGATATTATTGTATAGGAATTAAGAAATGTCAGATTACATTAAAGATATGTTTATTGAGGTGAGAGAGAAGACAAAAGATACCGCTGTTGACACAAAGCTGCTGATGGAAATGATCGGCGAAACATTGGATGTTGTTTATGAAGAGTTTGTACAAAACGAGCCAGAGGTGTTAAATGAAATGTCTATGGATAAAGCAAAAGAGTTTATGCTTGTGTTGCCCAAGTTTGTGCCGACAGAGGCGTGGGGTGATCCCAATTCTATGCAAAGAGAACAAATTAATAGATTGTTTTCTGTTATGGGCGGAGGCCGAACTATCGAAGGTAAGCTGCAATTTTTACAGAGGATTACTGTTCCGGATAACAAGATTACGTCCCCGCGCCGAATCATTTCTTCTTTAATAATCCTTGAGTCTTTAAAGGCGGTTATTCATAGCTTCAATGCTGCAAGTGCTGGATTTGTTTTTGAGGGGTGGCTATCTGCACTATTACAAGGCGCCCAAGAAGCTGAAATTTCTGCAAAAGGTAACCTGCCCATTCAAGATTTAATTGCGTTTGAACAAAGCGATAACCCGATTCCTATCAGTCTTAAACTATTAAACCAAACGACAAACATCGAGGGCAGTTATACTAACCTGATTGATGGTCTTGATGAATTTGATAGGATGGTTTACATTGTAGCAAGAAAGTCTAAAGATGAAACAGGCTCTGAGGAAGGGATAGCTATTGAGCAGTTTACATTTACAAAAGACAACTTTATTGACGCCTTGTCTCTATCGGCAAGGGGCGGAAGAACAAAGGGCGCTGACTTGTTTAGGATTCCAGGTTTCACTACAGAACAATCAATTACTATATTGAAAGGGGGAACTGTATCGTTGAATGGCGAAGCGGAAGCACTGCCGGATGAATCTTGGGAAATGAAATATAAAGTTCTTCAAGCGACCGCTGGCTATTCAGATCGTATCAGAAAAAAGAGAGCAGCAGAAATCGCTAAACAAGAAGCCGCCGCTGCAGCCCAAGATCCAGCCACCGACACAGATCTTGAAGGCCGCCCACTCGACTCCGAGCCAACGTTAAATGAAATGATCATCGAAGAGTGGGACATGCTATTAGAAAGCAAAGGTGGAACACAATGGCACATCAGCCCTGCGCAGCTAAAGTCTTATGATTTTGTTGATTACAAGACGCTTGGTAGCTTGCCGGTATCTGAGAAGTCTATCCTTGATGTCGCTAGAATGTATATGGATCGCCTGAATGATGAATTGCTTGAATTATTCACGGCGACAAAAAGTCTATCAGAAAATATCAATAAGTATTTTACCGCTGATAAGCGCAACCGAGCAATAGGTTCAGGAGAAAAAGCAATCAAGAATAGCACTCAGATTCAGAAAGCTATGACTGCCCAGATTGCTTCTTCATCAGATTCTGACGAAATTGATAATTAACCTTGACAAAAAACCATTCAGGGATTATAATATAAATCTAACCATGAGGGACTAATGAGTAGAGAATATGATGACAATCAAACTCTTCAACAAAAGATTATTAAGGGCGCTAACGTACTGGCAGATAACGTAGCGTCAACACTTGGACCGAAAGGTCGCAATGTTCTGCTAAAAGAAAAAGGCAAGCAACCATTTATCACTAAAGATGGTGTTACGGTTGCACATTTTGTAGCACTAGAGGATCCATTTGAAAATGCAGGCGCTCAAATCTTACGTCAAGCGGCTATTGAAACGAACAACGAAGCAGGAGACGGAACCACAACTTCCACGGTCCTTGCGCGAGCCATCTTGCGTGAATCCCAGCGATTCATTGCATCCGGTATTTCTCCTATCGAGCTACAACGTGGCATCGATTTGGCTGTTAGGGAAGTGGTAAGTAACTTAAAAAAGATGTCACAACCAGTTAAGAGCGTGGCAGACATTGAGCATGTTGCAACTATTTCGGCCAATAATGATTCAACGATTGGCAAACTGATAGCCACTGCGGTGGATAAGGTTGGACAGGATGGTTCTATTACTATTGAGGAATCGCGTTCGATCGATACATCTTTAGATATTACTGAGGGTTTTAGATTTGACGCTGGCTTCTGCGCTGGCGCCTTCATTACAGATGAAAGGCGCGGCGTCATGCACTATGATGAGCCACTATTTCTTGTAACGGATCACAAAGTCTCCGACGTTGAATCTATCTTGCCTGTTCTAGAGATGATAGCGAGAGAGAATAGACCGCTTGTGATGATTGCAGAGGACATTGAAGGCCAAGCACTAGCAGCGATGATCATGAATGCAATGAGAGGTACACTTAAAGTTGCCGCCATCAAAGCGCCGTTGTATGGAGAGGAAAGAAGAAATATCCTCAGCGACATAGCAACCTCTGTCGGGGCAACGTTCATCACCAGAGAGTCAGGTAGTAAGCTCACAGATATTCAAATGACCGACTTGGGAACAGCCAAGTTTATTGAGAGCAATAAGTACAGCACCACAATTGTCGGCGGTAATGCTGACTATGAAGCGGTCGAAGAACGAATCTCCTCATTGAAGCAATTAATCAAAGACACAGAATCTATTGATCATTGCAAGAGTATTCAAGAGCGTATTGTACGCTTATCATCTGGAGTGGCTGTGATTCGTGTTGGTGG